GGTTAGTTACAACTAACTTTTGTTAGTTACAACTAACTCATGTTTTTTAAGGAATAAACAGGATTTTAATTAAAGGAGTGAGGGGGATATAATATCCCCCCTTGCATTAACCTATTATGAAAAAGTAGCCTACAATATTGTCATTAGTTTTAAGGTTTTGGTCACAGACTATAACTGTACTATCATTCATTAACAATAAATGACAGTTTAAAGGCTTGAGACAAGTACAATATTGGTTAAAACCTACCCTTAAAAGACCTTTAATTTTTACAATTTCACTATAGGCATCAACATCACTTGATAGTGTTACATTAATAACGAGCATTTTAATTTTATCCATGATATTAAATACTTTGCAAGCACTAATATTATGCGTAGATGATAATATATTCATAGTATTAATTGAATTATAAGGCACTTCAATATGTGAGTAAGAATCAGGATGGAGCAAATTTGGTTGCTGAAAACTTACATTACCACTAAAACTAAAAGGTAGAGAGCTATTTAACAGCCACCATGTTCCTGTTATGTCACCGGTTTTAGTCATAGTATTAGAAGAAACACTCGCGCTTGAATAATCATACCCTGCTTGTGACGTTATTCTTATTTTATAACAATTACCTGTACCAGCACATAAAAATTGGTTTCCGGTTATATTCAATATACCATTCGCTAATACATAAATTGATGTCTTATTAGTATTATCAAAATAATTATTTTCTATATTTAGGTTCACACCCTGTAAAATACTAATTCCGTTTTTTGAATAATCATGATTGCCTTTAATAAGCCACTGCGAAAGTACATTGCACGATAGGGAGTAATTACCGTTTATTATGATATTATTTGTAAAAAAACCATCGGTTGCACTTCCTGTTGCATAAGTGGACTCTAAAACATTAGTATTGTTTTCAAAAATATTGTTATCTATTTTGTTTTCAAATGTTTTAACATCACCTTTTTGAGTAACTAAAAAACATGTACTAAAATTATTGAGGTACAGATTATTAAAGTTGTTTCTGTGTGAATTCACATAAAAACATTTATTTTTGCCATTACCTTTAATGTAAAGATTACTAAAAATATTGAATGGAACACCATTATGGATATTAAATAAATAGCCATCGCCAGTGAATATAATATTATAATTAACATCAGTTTCAGATTGCGTTTTATTGCTAATAGATATTATTGTAACACTTTTTAATATCTCAATGGTTTTTGATATTAAAAAATTTTTTTCCGTTATGATGATACTTCTACCTGTTGTATAGCTATTTTCAATTGCTTTATTAAGGGCTAATGTATCATCAGTTACACCGTCACCTACACCCCCAAACATTTCCAATGTTATATATGGTATAAAAGTACTCAACATCATATCTAATCTACCACTACTTACTAATTCATCTAACTTGTTATTTATTTCTTCCTGAACATCAAGGGATTGAAAATAATTATTAACATACTGCTGTAATTCCAGATACGCCTTATTGATGTTATCAACATCACCTGCAAGAGTGTTAATGTCAGCACCCATGTCATTCAAATAAGTAATAACTTTACACAACAGTTCATAATAACTTAAACTGTCATCATATACCAATGGTAACACTTTCTGACACCAAAAACGAAAAGGCTGTAGTGTGCTTGGTATCGTAACATCAGGATTAAAATCAGCTGGTGGATTAGGATTTAAAGTTTTTGTATTCATAAAATTAAACCTCCTTAATAAATAGTAAAGAATAAATCTTTAAGCTCATTAATAATCATCATATCAATATTTAAAAATGTTTCCCTAAACTTTAGTAACATTTCTGACTGGTTACCTTCATACCCTGCAACTTTATCAACATAGCTGTCGGTTTTGTTTCCTGTTCCTGTCTCATTATCGCTAGTTGTTCCGCTTAGCGTACTACTCGTACCATCCGTACCCACATTATGTGTGGCATTAGTTAAATAGTCATTACTGTCAAGACCGTCAACACCGCCCTGTGGAGTATCACTATAATAGCTCCAAGTGTTAGTGTTTCCGTCGGTTCTCGATTGACTATTGTTAGTGCTATTTCTATTAGTGGTTTTGGATTCGCTTCCCTTACCCTCATGTGATACACTTTTGTTTACACTTACTAATGGCTCAATCCTTATTAATTCGCTCTGATAAAGTTGGTTATAATAAGGCATTATGTTATTCATCTTATCACTAAGAAACAACTTCCATCTTCCTACAGTTTCGCAACATATCTCTCTTGTGTAGTAATGTCTTAAAATCTTTTTACAAAGCTCAGCGCGGTATTGTTCATCAAAAATAGGGAAGTCGCTAAAAATTTTGTTCCAAGACTTATTCAGTACATCTTCAATGTTGTTAAACCCTGTCGACTCTGTTAAATTTGCAGTTGTTTCACAAATAAATCTAACTTGTGTTGTAAATTTACTCATCGTCATCCTCCTTCCTGTCATCATTCTGATTGAATACATCACGGAAATGACAGCTTATCTGAGTACCGAACATTCTGTTAATCTGCTCACAAGCCTGTTGCCTTGCAAATTCTCTAGAATATCTGTTAGCCATTACACCACCCTGAAGCCTTTGCACTTCGTCCTTAATCATTCGTTCTTTTTTCTGAATACTAATGTTTGTTACGCCCAGATAAGTTAGCGCTTCATTCCATAGATTAACCTTTAACTCATATAGTTTATCAGCGACATAGGGCGCGCCTGTTGTGAATACACCAAAAGAGCTTCCATCGCCTTCCATAAAATCGTTACTGGCAAAAATAACGGGTTGGTTGCCATCATACTCCATATATGCATTTTGTAGAGCTAATTGTTGTTGTTCACTGCCCTTAATCAAAATCGGTGTTCTTTGAGCTTTGCAGTTAATATCAATACTTGCGTCAAGTTCGGCCAGTCTCTTAGCGTATATTTGCATTTTATCTTTACAACACCAGTGTGTCATATTATCCCATATAATAACACTGTCACTTCTTCCGCATACACGCTGATAGCCATTGGAAGCGAACGCTCTCCTATCTAGTGGTATATTGTAAACATCAAGCTGACCACCCAGTATACATCTTAAACACAGATTTCCCATAACGTCATCATTAAAATATAGCATAGCTTTATCTTCGTAAAGTCCAACCTCAATAAATCTTGCGTCTACAGTACTAGGAAGTCCAACCCATTCAAACGAGCTAATTGCTATTTCTGTAAATAAGTCTAAATATTGGTCAAAGGTGTAAAGTTGATAAAACACGCTGTCACTAAAAGAAGTCCGCTCTTTATTTCGTTTTGCCTTTCTCGCTTTACTCAATTTTATCCTCCCTCCTAAACCGAATTATTTAATGAGTAATTTCCTACCTCATCAGGATGTTTCCAAAACGTTATTCCTCTGTTAAAATAACTTTCAATCAAGGCTATATCATCGCTAGGTGCTCCCCCTACTATTGTACAATCAACAGTTTTTGTATAATTCCAATGTGGTCTGCTCGACACATTAGGTATTTTAGTTGTATGACAGGCATAGCCAAACACATCAAAATACTTATCTATCGCCTTTGCATACTCAGCAGTGATAGACTTTCGTTGAGCTTCAAAACACACTTGTCCTTTACCGAATAGTGCATTATTAGTTGCATAATTACCCTTTACATCATTAGCGGAGATACTCGCTGTATAAGCACTTGTTAATATATTTTGCACACTACCCAGTGCTGAGTTACCTGACTGTCCAGTAATCATTCCCGTAGCAGTCTGAACGGCGGACGGAATAGCGTTGATTGTAATTGGTACAGCATTTTGAGCAACCCACGCGTTAAATGCGTCTACATTCCACGAACATAAAGGGAAGCTGTCAAGTGTGATTGTTTCTGTCATATCTATTCTGCCTGTGCCTTTGGTTTTTGTGGACTTGTATCGGTCAAGTCTTAGCACTTCCTGTACTGGCATTGTCATGTTACCAACTATGTTATAATATGGTGTAAGATTTTCTGAGAATTCATAGCGTTGAATTAATGTCTGTCCACAGTTATTTCTTACCTCATTAAAATTGAATGGATAAGTATATAGTTTCTTGTTTCGCGGTCTGTAGCCATTTATTGTGTCAGTATTACTAATTGGTACACCAGTAACATTTATTGGGTTGGTGTTCCCTGTAAATGTAATATTAACTCCTGCGTCCGTAACACTAACAGGTAGTATATCTGTAGGACATGTGTAAAGAGCTAATATATTTTCGGGAGTAGTTAAGTACTGATTTAAAAAATTAGTGAGATTCTTACTACCCGTTTCTGTGTTAGCAAAGGCTTTTATTTGATAGCCACTATAAACACCATCGTATAGATAGCCCCCTGTTGTGGCAAGTAGTACCATGGTACAAGTACTTAAAGAGCCTTGTCCGATTGACTGAGCGTCACCGTTGTAAACATACTCGCCACACTCGACATTTTCGGGTAAGATATGCTCACCAATTTTATCACTAACTGAATGTTCTCTTTCAACAAAGCATTCTTTTCTTTCGATGTCAAACCAGTAAGTCTGCAAAACATCAATTTGAAAGGTTATCTCCGCAGTTACATTGTTGATATACTCAATTTCTGTCACAAAAGCGTAAAACCAACGAGTGCTAAACGCTGAGTTTTGAAACATCATATAATTACAGTCATATAAGCTATCTGCTGTAGCCTGTAAACGACATTTACCCTTATTAACTCTGTTGTAAGTTACCTTAGCAAAATGTTTTTTGGCTTTACTAATAAAATAATTTTCCTGTGTTTTCTTATCTGAAAAATAAATTGTATGTTTCTGCTGAGTGGAAAGTGGTACTCCACTCAGCATGTACACCTGACTATCGGGTACTAGGTACATTGTTATCATCCTTTTTATTTAATACGACTGTTTCTCCTACACCGTTGGCTGCAGTGATTGTTGTAGCTCCTGTGTAGGTTGTTCCCTCTAAATCAGCTTCAAGCGTGATTTCTGACGCAGCTTTTGTTGACGGAATTACAATAGCACCATATTTCTGTACGGCAATACCGTCTGTTGTAAGAGCTTTGGTCTGTACAAAATTAAGTGAATTAGGCGCAAGTGCAGCTGTGTCATCCTGCACATTAAGTGTAAAGATAGTACCAACCTTAGATACATCTTTTCCTGTGATTTCAACAGTAATTTTTGGGGGCAGGTCAATTGTAGCATCACTGTCAACAAAAACGATTGCATTAGCAAAAGGCGAGTAAGAAATAGTTTTCCAGCAATGTAGCCAATAATTCCAATATAAGCCACTGCCTACACGTGTTTCGTCAAATTCAAATAAGTTATCATAAACCTGAAACCAATCCTCATCAACTAAAACTCCCTTAACGTGTTTCATAAGTGCAAGCTCTTCTGCTGTCACTTCTTCAAGACCTGTAGACTCTTCTCTGATGGCTTCAAATCTTTCATTATCGAATGACGCAAAATCATCAATTAAATGAAGTTTTCCTATGAATGTTGCTTTATCCATATTAAAAGCGCTGGCAAGTACTTTAACGTCAAATTTAGCATTAAAATCAGCGTCCATAAAAACACACTGTTTATCAATAGGTGTGTTGTTCTGTACATGAGACTCGTTAAATCTGCCTGTCATATCAATAGGAAGTAAATTTGATTTCCCTCTAAAAGCTACAGCCACATCATCCATGTTAGCAGTATCAATCGGCTGTGAATATACTTTACCGTGAGAAATTGCTTTAATGAGCAGATACTTGAAAAGTAAGTATTCGTCATATTCAGCTGACTGATAAACCTGATCAATAATTGATGTAATAAGATTAGTTACGCCGTCAGCAGATGTAAACGCTCGTTTTAAAGCCTGTTTCTCTATAGTGATTGGATACATTACCCTCCAGTTAGTCGTGTGAAAGACTGACTGAACATTAGGAAGAGAACGTTTAAACTCCCTGCTGGCACCCTTATCGGCATCATATTTTACAGCATTGATAATACCAACAAAAATATCCTCTACAGTTTCACCGAATTCGAGATAGCCCTTCTTGAGGTGCTTATAAGGGTTGTTAAAAGTTGCACTCTGCATACGCACCAACGCAATTCTATTAATTAAAGCGTTGATAAATTCGTTGGAATGTGTCGGATTTCCAAAAAGGATTTCTCCAACCTTCGGAATGTCCTGCTCCTTCTCTATTTTTGGAATATCTTTTTGATAAGCATATGATGCATTATTTCTGATAACATTAAGAATATCAATTGAACGTGCATCAAGTTTCGTTTTAGCAATTATTCTAGCCATTAATCTTCCTCCTCTTCAAATAAATCCTCGAAAGAGTTGTACTCTTTCTCTTCCTCCTCGTGTTCTGTCGGTGTGTCTGGATCATCTTCCTTTTTTTCAAGAAAACGTGAAATATATTTGTCTCTCCACATTTTGTCATTTTCCTCGTATTTCTGTTTCCACTCGTCAGCATCGGACAAGTCGATTGAGTCGGAGATATCCTCAATAATCTCAATTGTCTCGTCATCCGTTCTGTCTCCGACATATGTTTTTACTTTTTCGATTAATTCATCTTTTGATAATTTAGCCATTATCATTCTCCTTTCTTATAATCGTCTGCGCAACATCATATAAATAGGAATATGCTTTCTTGTTGAGGGTGTGGGTGGTGTTGGTGGTGTTGGGGGCGCTGGTGCACCGCTCAGATACTCGTACCATTTCTTTCCATTTTGTATTCTTTCATCAAGTGCTACAACACCTGCACGCTCTCTCTCAAAACAGTAAGCTCTGACTGCTTCCTCAACGTCCCTGAGTTGTGAAAATTGTAGTCCTGTGTACGGATACCGTTTAGTTGGTATCCACTGACCGCCATAGCCTTCAAGTACTTCGGCATTAATAAGCTGACATTGTAAATTGCCGTCTTTCCAATCCCTACCCTGAGCGCCTGCATAGTCAGTGAGGTTTGAGGATGGCGTCCACTGAATCAGCCCCCACCCACTAGATACACTTACTGTTTCTTTTAGCGCAGGGTTTAAGGTGCTTTCTCTCTGAACATTTCCGAGCATACCGCATATACTTTCAAGTGTGTATTTTCCAGTAAAATAAGCGTTAAACTCTACAGCGTTATTTTCCATCTGCGCCTGTGTCAGATACTTCCTAGTACCCTCAATAACTACCCATGCCATTAAATTACCTCAGTAAGAAGTGCTTTCCATGTATTGTTGCCACACTCACCATCCTGTAAAAGATTATGGTCTTTCTGAAAATTAATACATGCGGATACGCAACCTTTACCGTACTGAGTATCAATTGAGCCTGTATAATATCCTAACTTTGACATTAGTATTTCAAATACAGTAACATCGTTATTTTTAGTACCTTTTTTCAATAAAGACATATTTGCTAATTTCTCCTTTTTAAAATCAACAATTCTTTTCACAAGCACTAAATCGTTTCGGTGCGAAATATTAGTAATTGAAACACCCTTACCCTTGTTTGTTTTTGTGTTTTTACTATTTCCTATCGATTCAATCATCTGTGCACCATTAATAGCAATTGCTATGTGGGTAATTCTCTTGGCTGATCTGCCGAAATAAAGTAAATCAGCACTTTGAATATTTGTTACTTTTTTGCCTAATGCTGAGTAGCCTTGTGCTGTAGTTCTTGGTACTTTCATGCCACACTTATTAAGTACAGAATATACAAAACCACTACAGTCATATCCACCCTCAGACTCAGACTCTCCACCCCACACATAAGGTTTTCCAAGGTATGTTCTTGCTATTGTTACAATATCACTACTTGTCACCTGCATTCACCTCACTGTCAAGCTTATCACAAAGTTTTTGAAGCACGAGTGTATTATTGTTGAGTGCTTCTGAGAACTTGTCTGTCTCTTCCTTATGTGCATCATTAATTTTGTTAATGTAATAGCACATAATTAAACACATTCCTATGGGAAACCCAAGCGTGGAAATTAATGTTGATAAGTCGTTAACCATAACGATGACCTCCTCTCTTTTTTCTTATTATAACATATTATCAACAAATTATCAACATTAATTTGACAAATTGTTGATAATTTGATATAATGGAATAAAGGAAGTGGATAAATGAAAGAAATAAAATACTATGATGGCACTAAGCTATTAAGCATGAAAGATATTAATGGAAATGTACCCGAAATTTATATATCAACATCAAATAGAAGTGCAGGAAAAACAACATATTTTAATAGATACCTGATTAATCGTTTTTTAAAGTATAATGAAAAATTTTGCTTATTGTACAGATTTCAGGACGAGTTAAAGGACTCCGCTGACAAATTCTTTAAGGATATACACAATCTTTTTTTCTCAGCATACACAATGAAGGCTGTACAAATTGGTAATAGTAAAATGTATGAGTTATTCCTGTGCAGTGCATACGATGAAGAGGACGATGGAAAATCCTGCGGCTATGCTGTCGCACTAAATTGTGCGGATAAAGTAAAAAAATATTCTCATTATCTGAGTGATGTATCAAGAATACTTCTTGATGAATTTCAATCTGAGACTAATCATTATTGTGCTGACGAGGTCAATAAATTTATAAGCATACATACTTCAATAGCAAGGGGTAATAATAGCCAAGTCAGATATGTTCCAGTAATAATGATTTCAAACGCTGTGTCGCTATTAAATCCTTATTACACAGCATTAGATATTACTGACAGACTCACTTCTGATGTGAAGTTTTTACGAGGGGATGGTTTTGTTCTTGAACAAGGGTATAATGAAAGTGCTTCTAAGTTACAGGAAAGTTCACTATTCAATAGAGCTTTTAACAAATCTAATTATACAGCCTATGCGTCACAGAATGTCTACCTCAACGATAATAACGCTTTCATTGAAAAAATGAGGGGTCAGAGCCGGTATTTATGCACGCTTAAATATAAGAGTGAAGAATATGCCGTTAAAATCTTTGAAGAGGATAGCATTGTTTATTGTGACAAGAAGGTTGACCCCGATTTTAAACAACGGATTTCCGTAACAACAGACGACCACAATATTAATTATGTAATGCTCAAAAATAACGGGTGGCTGATTGACTATATGAGGTACTTCTTTGATAGAGGTTGTTTTAGATTTTATTCACTTGATTGTAAAGAGTGTATACTTAAAGCGTTAGCGTATTATTAATGGTATCTGCGTTAGTTATTTTTGTAACACTGGTGTGGAAGGCTCTTTGAAATATAAGACACACTTGTGTAATTGGGTGTATGCCTGCCCATGCATTAAGAATTAACGTTATAGATATATTAAAGAGGCGGAATTTATTCTGCCTCTTTTGTTATGTTTCACGTGAAACATTTTATCTCATTTTATATGTTGTCTCTTGTAATACTATTCCGCCCCTTATTCTCACTGGCCGGAGTTTTCCATATACTTCCAACCCCTGTTTAAAATCGGCAAGCGTTCTCTTTGTTTTCAAAAATTCCTGCTGTAGTGGTGGGTACTTTTGAAGCTCTTCATCCGTCACACCTTCCATTGACATAAGAAATAAATTTTTACACCTGTCAGACATACCTGCACATTTTACGTTATAGTATGGCTCTTTAATTGGTTCTTCATCTTCATGCGTAACATGTTCAATATAAGTTTTTTGACGAACAAAAATAGCCTCATTCCAAAAGCTCTCTAATTTCCAACAACAAAAATTAGATGGGTGTATTTTAATTCCTTTAATATTTTTCTTTGTAGTACAACAATGTATGCTATCCGTGTCAGCGTATACAAAATATTTGTAGTTTTGCTGTGCGGCCCGAATAGTAAAATTTCTGGCATAACTTGTTATTGCTGACCCTATAGGTATATACATAACTTTCTTTTCGTGTTCTTCATATGTTGTAAAACCTAGTGAGCCATCGTCCTTCTCTCTTGCTACTTTAAAAGAGGATATATCCGAACTGCTAAGTTTTCCATATAAGTTATTTAAAAAGAGTTTTGCCAGTGTTCGCCTTGCCCCTGTACTATTTTGTTTAATTTTCCTATACTTGTTAATATACTCGTCAAAAATTCCTGTTATAGTTCTAAAATAACATCCATCCAATAACTCAAAATCTACAAGATTATAATGCTCTTGTAACAGTTTAAAATCAGTTTGAGTAAGTACCATTTCAACAGTAGCTTTTTTAATATTTCCGTCAAAATCTTTGTACCATGTGCATACATCTCCTGTATCTTTATCAACTATATCAGATGTTTCAAGCATTTCAGTAGCCTTATAGAAAAGGCTGCCTTTAATCTGTATAAATGGTAATTTATTTTCTTTCAGGTAAAAACGTGTGCGAATACGAACAAAATAATAATATTGGTCTGTAAGACATTTTTCTGGAATTTTACCTTTGAAAAAAACTGGGCGACCATATGGGTAATAATTTCCACTTTCTGAATGCATCATAGATGGGTACAGGCTATTAACATCTGCTGTGATACCCTCTCTGTAAATTCTGTTTTCACATCCTTTCTTTAGATAACACCAGCCTCCCCTATATGAGTGTCTTATATACTCGTCAGCGTTTGAGTATTTATATTCATGTGGGTTTAATTTAAACTGTGTTAAATCGGGGAAAAATGCCTGATAGTCTTCTTTGTCAACTGTAGCTTTAAATTCAGAGAGACAACACGAGCCGATAGTAAGTTTTAAGTGCCCCTCAGATTGCATAATTTCTAATGCTTCTTTAACTACGAGAACATCATTAGCAAGATAACGTTTTTCGTTATCTGTAATCGGACAACCTGCGTATCTATGACCTTTATACTCCATATTTAATTTACGATGCTTTGTTTCAAAACTTTTCCCAATTTGTTCAACTGAAAACGGCAAAAGCTTCAGGCTATCTCTAATCTCAATCAATGCGTATGGTGTCTTGATAAGTATACTATACCACTGTCCCATGTCTGAAATTGAATACACAAAGGATTTAGGTGTTAAATCTTTTTCTTTTAAAAAGTGTACATCACTATCATTATTAGGATTTACATAAAGTTTTTGTTCATATTTCAAATCTGTTAGTAAGAATGATAGCCAAAACGAACCGTCAAACTTTAAGTTATGATAATATATGCAAATATTCTGCCTTAAGTTATATAGATAATTATATGTCTCTCTAATTGAATGATGAATTTTAACATCCTCTGTGCCTAGCTCGACAACTGCGGAAGCCCACACTTCCGTAAATGTCTGACCGTCATATACGGTAGTCTCAAAATCACCTACCATATATTTAATTTGCTTTTTCATATTTCTTCCCACGTTTCATCGTTGGCTAATGCTTTATCGATTTCTGCCTGTTCTGCATCACTTGGTATACTGCCACTTATTAACGTGTATAAATGCTGTACGGCTGTCCTTGATACAGCACTACTCGGATGATATTTAATTATAACTTCACAAGTTGATAAAAAATCCTCACTTGCCTGTGCTATGGAATACAGAACAATGTCTGTGCCATACTTTTCAATTTGTGAGTTTAAAAGGTCGTTTAACAAGTCTGCTGACTGTGATTGTTGAACACCCACGTTTGCTATCATGGACTGTACTTTATCCCATACTAATTTTGAAGCATGAAACGTCTGTTGCCATTCTTTGTCAGACTTAATTCGATTATAGTCCGCCTGATCTTTTTTTCTTCTCCTAGTTTCCCATGCTTTCCTAGCAGCTGCTTCTCTTATTTCTCTTTTTCTCTCCTCAACTGTTATTGGCTGACCTGTTACTGCACTGATGGCATAAGCCTTGTTATAAAGCTGTGCAGGTCTGATCTTTGACAGCCTTCTTATTGAACCACTCGTGATAGTTTTTGGTTTTGGTGGTATAAGGTTGGGTTCAAACACATAACCTCTTTTTTCAGCGTTTCTAATAAATCGTTTAATTCGATTTCGCTCTTTATTATATTCCTTTAAGAGCTGTGACTTCTTAGTTGTCTTACCCATACACTTTATCCCTCCTATGGTTATAAGTAAGGGGGGTAAAACCCCCCCTTATTAATAAATACTCTAAATAATTAAAGTAGCATTAATTGGTAAAAATTTCTGCCACTATTGGATGTATTCGCACATACCTGTATAAGTGCATGTCCATCATCTGCTATGATGTCATCAAGCATATCTAACGATTCATTAACAGTCTTAGAAATGCTTGTAAAAACTGTTCCGTCTTTATCAACAAGCACTGATACTTTTACGGGATTGCCATCCTTGTCAGTATCATCATATGATCCGACATTGACAACGTCAATCTTTAACCCCTCCGCAATTTTCTGTGATGACGCCTTTGCATTAAATAATTCTTTCTTTGATAACATGATATTGACCTCCTATTTTACTGTTCTGTGTCTACTTTGTCTACTTCGTCTGTTTTTACTTCCTCTGCTTCTTCAATGAACTTGTTAAGAGGCATGGTATATGTCTTTGTAACTGATTTCTTGTCCGTGATTGCTGAGATTTTAAAGGTATCTGTTTCATACATTTTACGGATGTAATTAAACAACTTATCTTCATCTTTCGGCGCTTCACTTTCATAAATTGGGTAAGTCGTGGTCATAGGCTCGCACGAAACTGTATCCATGCCTAATACTGTAATGTTTAGTGTGCTGATTGTCCTTGTTATGCTTGGTTTTCTCATTTTTAATATCCTCCTTGTTTTTTGTAATGAGTTTGCTTTGTAACTTGTTGTAACATGCACCATTGGTGCGAGGACTAGTGGGTGGAATTGCACCACCCGTCAGCTTGGTTACTGCTAGTTAATATGTATTAAAAAATATGCTTTATTAATATCTTTTTCATATACCATAGTCATATCGTGTACTAATTCACTCATTAACTCTGATGGTATATTCTCTGATGAACCCTCATATACAGTACACTGTATAAGATTATCATAAACCTTAATTCGCTCATGAATTAGAATTAAATATAGATTATAAAGTACCATATTGATATCCTCCTTTTCTTCTCTTGTCCTTTGTTAAGTTGTAAATCCCTTACAAGTATTATATTATCACATTAACAGAAAAATGTCAAGTACTTTTTTCAAAAACTAATAAATTTCTATGTAAAGAATACCGTCTTTCATTTCGTGTACTTTAACAGGGCTATTGACATGTTGTATCAATTCACTAGTTTTTATGCGCTTTCCATTTTTATATGCTTTTATTTCATAGCAAGGTAATATATTCATTAATTGTAATACATCACACACCTTTGGCACTTCACTGTCAATATATTGACTAATCATTATTATCGTACCTATAATGAATGTCACTATAACTAATACATCATATATGTCCATTATTAATCCTCCAATGTAACAAATAATTCATTTATAAATGCTCGCTTAACATCCAATAATTTAACTTTTCTTTCAAGTAAATCAGGTGTAATAAAAATAACTTTGCCTTCATATAGCCAGCGCCCTTTTTCTGATACAATATTTATATATGTATTATTGTTAAGGACTGCAAGCAATTCTTTAATCTGCATTTAACTTATCCCTCCATTCTTTTACTTCATTTATTATGATTTCTACTAAAGCTGTAGCCGTGAGATTGGACTCAAGTAATCCAAAAGGTGCTTTAAATATGTGCTTATATCCATCAGCGTATATATAGAAGATTGCTGACGATATTGAAGGTTCAATATACGTTTCAACTCTGCAATTATTAAACTCTGGCGATGTTTGTATTAGTGTTTTAACTACTTCTAAATATTGAGCATGCATTGTATCCCTCTTTCCATTATTCGATAATTATAATAAGTCCACTATCATCATAATACACCTTACTATAAATATTAGTTACTGATTTATTCATATATTCGCATGGTATATTACATGCTAGTCCACACCAAGTTGCTTTATTATTTCCTTTGTCAATAAGCTTTATGTACTCACATGGTGCAATCCTATCAGATATGTCTTGTAGTGTCATATTACTAACCTCCTTTCTGTATGACAAAATAAACCCCCCAACCCTTCCCATCCTCCACCCTTGTTTTAGAAACAAGGTGCTGTGTCATCTCTGGTAGGCTGCTTAGTTTACAACTGCTTGACTGGCTTCCTCATTTCCTTGTTTCTATATACATTATATCAGTTTAAAAATAAAATTGGTGTATAATCTTTTAATATAATGTGAACATTTTGTGAACATTATAATACTCTTCTTACTAACTGTACTAAATTAAGTACGAGCTCGTACCTCAAAGGGGGTAATGCAAGGGGGGATATTATATCCCC